TGCAATGACAAGTTTTGAAGAAAATATACCAGCATATTTAGGCGGACAAGTATTACCTTTTCTACCTTATTTAATGGCTATGAAAGACGGAGGCAGAATACCAGCACAAGAAGGCGGTATCATGGATCTAGGTGGCATGGAAAAAGATTATAGAAATGAAGGTGGCTTTGTAGCCATTGGTGGTAAAGAAAAAGCTGACGATGTACCAGCAAGATTAAGTAAAAACGAATTTGTATTTACAGCAGACGCTGTAAGAAATGCAGGAGGCGGCGACATAGACGAAGGCGCAGCTGTAATGGAAAGAATGATGGATCATTTAGAACAAGGCGGACAGATATCTGAAGAGTCGCAAGGTGGAAACCCTGCGCAAGAGATGTTTGACACTGCACAACAACTGGAGAGTAGAATAGGATAATGGCATTACCAAGTTATTTAGAAGATACAGCCAAAGACTTTGCCAAGCAGTCGGTAGCCACGTATTCGGCACCGATTGAAACAAGCACATTTACTGGTGGACTAGACGCACAAGGCGTTAGGGCTGCGGGACCGGGGATCACGGGAGCTAATCCATTTGTTGCACAGATGGATCCTTTACAAACGCAAGCACAAAGTTTAGCGCAAGCAGGTATTGGATCTTATTCACCTTTTTTACAAGCTGCTCAACAAAATATTACATCACAAGCAGGTTTAACAGGACCTCAAGCTTTTCAAAATTTTATGTCTCCGTATCAACAACAAGTTATTGACACATCATTAGCTAACTTTGACACATCAAGAATTGCAGACAGAAGAGCTATACAAGACGCAGCTGTAGGCACAGGTAATTTTGGTGGTGGTAGAGAAGGAGCAATGTTAGGACAATACGATGCTGATACAACAGCAGGCAGAGCAGCTTTACTAGCACAATTACAACAAGGCGGTTTTACGCAAGCTAATCAATTAGCACAACAAGCTTTTGCTAATCAAGGAACACTAGCACAAAACCAAATGGGTTTATCTAATTTCCAAAGAACAGGTTTAGGACAAGACATCGGCGCTCTTGGAAACCTAGGTGCTCTTAACCAACAACAAGCACAAGCTAACTTAACAGCTAACCAACAAGCAGCTAAGACAGCAGCTTACGAACCATACGGTAGATTACAACAATACGGTCAAGGCTTAACAGGACTAGCAGGTGGTGTAGCATCAGCTTACGCTGAACCAGCACCAACACAAAATCCATTATCACAAGCTCTATCAACAGCCTTAGGAGTAGGAGGCATTTACTCTAGATTGTACGGAGGTCAAAAAATTTAATGAGACCACTTAAAAGACCAATGTTCAGAACAGGCGGACCTATCAAAGAAGGCGTTATGAATGGCCTAAGAGATGGCGGCGTAGCTACAACAATGGCTGACGCTACTATGATGGCCGGTGGTGGTAGAGTACCTTTTGCGAACGGTGGTGCTTATGTAAAAAATCCAGATGGAACATTACGTCCTTCAAAAGGTGTTTTTTCCTCAGACTTTAACAAAGGTGTTTATAATGCTGACGGAACACCAATAACTATACCAAAAAGAAATTTTTTTGAGGACGCGTCTTTTGTTTTAAATCCGTTTACTAAATTAAAAGTAGCTAGTATGTTAACTAAAGGGGGTATAAGAGGCGGCAAAGAAGCTATCTCTGGAGGATTAGGTAGTTTAAAAAACTTTTTTAAAGGTCCTGTTCCAGCAAGAAAAGCAGGTGAAGTAAAAAATAGATTAGTTACAACAGAAAAAGCTCCTTTCTTGTCTGATAAATTTTTTGGACAATATATTAAAGGTCCTCTTCAAAGCACTAAAAAAGCATTTACAGATGCTTTTGGTCCTGCTGCAGGTTCAATAAAAGATTATAAAACAGCAATAGCTTTAGGTATACCTACTACAGGTTATGGTGCATATAAAATGTATCAAGGGTATAAAGACAGACAAAAAGGATCTGATTCCAATGATCCTAACGACCCTAACAATCCTAATAATCCTAATAATATAAAAGGCAGAAATTTAAATATTCAACAAAGCGGTGGTACTAAACAAGGAGATCCTACAAAAGAAGAATTAGATAAGAAAAAATTAGATAGAATTTATAAATTACTTGGTGTTAAAAAAGCACAAGCAAACGCTGCATCTAAAGCATTGATAGACATGAGCAGATACATAGACGAAGGTGGTAAAGATGTTATTTCTAGAAAGAATATAGGTTCTACAATTAGTAAAGCAATCGGTGCATTTGACAAGAGATTAGATAAAGCAGATCAATTAAAAGAAGCTGCAGGATTAATGGTAGCCAAAGGCATTGTTAACGAAGATGATCTTACTAAAAAAGTACAACGAGCAAAATTAGATCAAATAAACAGAGAATTAAATCCTACAATACTAGATCAAAAATTAGCACTCGATTTAAAAGGGCAAACTTTAACACATGATCGTGCAGCAACAATTGCTAAAAGATCATTCCCTAATACAGTCGTATTAGCTGATGCTAAAAAAGCTAAAGACGAAGGAATAGGAAAGGAAAAAACAGTTGTAGAATATGTTGCAGAACAAATTAAAACACAAGGCGGTGATGTTGCCGGAGTATACGTTGTAGATAAATCAATAGTTCAAGTAGATACTCAAGGGAATATTAAACAAATAATATAATGACTTATGCCTTTAAAACCAACACTATCTAATAATCTTTCTGGAGCAGAAAAAAATAATAAAGTAGGTGTAATAGAATCTATGCTATCTGGTATAGCATCAGGTATTATTGCAATACCTAAAGGTTTCTTTTCTCTAGGCGCAAGCTTAATGGATCTTGGTGCTAACACAGGTAAAGCTGCTGCCGTAGAACAATTTTTTGATGACCTTACAGAGTTTGATGAGAAAGCAGAGGCTACAGCTGCAGGAAAAATTACAGAACTATTAGTTAACATTGGTATACCAGGTGGTATAGCTTTGAAAGGTGCAAGTGGATTGGCAAAGTCTGCTATGCTAGCTAGACAAAACGGTAAGTATGTAAAACTTAACGATCCAAAATTATTAGATGACCTTGGCAAAGGCACAACGCTTACGGGAGCAGGGAGAACAAGACAAGCTGTTGCTGGGGCTTTAGGTGCTGGTGCTGCAGAAGGTATATTTGTGGGCGATGTAGAAGGTGTTGGTACGTTTGGAGACTTACTAGGTGGTCCTACTAAAATTAACAGAGACGAAGAAGACAATGCGGTTAGAGAAATATTAAACAGAGTTAAGTTTGGTACAGAAGGTGCATTATTTACAGGTGCCATTAGTGGTGCAGGGACTGTAATAAAAAAATTAACGAATAGAAACAAACAATTAGATGTAGCAAATTCTAAAATGGATAGATGGATTGATAAAGTTGCATCTAAATTTAGAGCACGTAGCGATACTCCTCAAGAATTTTTTGACATTAGTAGAGGATCTATTGGTGCAAGAGCTGCAGATGCTAACGTAGCTAGAACTTTATCTAGAGAGTTAGACGTAAACATAGATGCTTTGTTTCCACCTATGAGAACTTTATTTAATAAACAATCAGCAGCAGAAAGAAAAATTTTTTTAGAAAAAGTTAATAAAGCATTATTATCTGGAGACCCAAAAATTAGTGATGAATTAATTGACGCTCAAGGATTAAAACTAGGGGATGCAGGCTTTGATCAAAAAACTGCACGAATAGGTAGGACAGATTTTGGTCCAATGGTTGATAAAGATGTTATAGATGTACATAATTATATAGATAAATTTGCTAAAGATTCTAAAATTGCTGATGAATTAAAAGTTAGTATAACTGGAGGTTTGTTTAATATGAGAACAGCTTGGTCTAAATTGTTTTCATCATTAGGAGATACGTTAGACGCACAAGATCTTAAATCTTTTAAAGATATCTTTGGAGGTAAGTTTAAAAATTATCTTGGTTCTACTTATGATGTATTCTTAGATAAAAGTATATTACCATGGTTAAGATACAGACCATCTGAACAAGCTGTAGAAAAAGCAAAACGATCTTTTATGGAAAGTGCTGAAGAGGCAGGCACGCCTATAACAGAAATGCAGGCGGAAGCTTACGTTAATGCAGCTTTAAAAGAACCTTTAATGCCAAAAGGAATGAAGATGGATAAACCGTCTGATCTTGTTTTTGAAAGACCTGAATTTTTTGTAAACAGAACTACATTAAAAACTGCAGCAGATGGCGGAAGACCGGGAGGGGTAACAGCAAGAGGTTCTACAAGAGTATCTATTGGTGACCTTAAACCAGGAACCAAAGAAGTGTTTGAAGAATTATTTGGAAAAAATTTAAATCCTATGCAAACCATGCTTGGCGGTATGGCTAAATTATCTTTACTAACAAGACGTAATGTTTTTTTTAGAGATCTATTAAAAAAGAATGATGAGTTAACAGCCGCAGGCAAAAAACCTATGTTTGTAGAAACTTACAATGAGGCTGTTAGTTTGTATGGAAATGATGTAAGACAAGTTAGAATTGATCCTGAAAAAACTCTTACTGTTTATGGAAAAAGTGGGGCTATTAATCCTTTTGAAATAAATGGAAGACCTCTATACGCACCATCTGGTATTGCAGATGCATTAGAAAAAACATCACAAACTTTAGATGGCACAGGCTCGCTGGGTAGAATATATGAAAGTTTAGTCTTGTACCCTAAAGCTACATCACAAATAGCTAAAACAATTTTATCACCAGTAACACACATGAGAAACTTTGTAAGTGCTGGAGCGTTTGCTGCAGCTAATGGTATATTACCGTTTGCAGATAAACAAGCTATCAAACAAGCATACCAAGCATTACAAACACCGCTTAAAGGAACAAGACAACAGAATGAATTGTATCAAGAACTTTTAGAACTAGGTGTTGTAAACTCTAACGTAAGATTAGGAGATTTATCAAGATTGTTAGAAGACGTAAACTTTGGTGAGACTATGACATCAGACAAAGGCATGAGATTATTACTAAAACCTTTGTCAAAATTAAAATCTATATCGCAAGACTTGTACACTGCTGAAGATGACTTCTGGAAAATATATTCTTGGGCTATGGAAAAATCTAGATTAGAAAAAGCTTTTGAAAAGATAGGTGTAACAAGAGGACAATTTTTTAAACGTGATGGTGTTGATGTTAGATTAACAGAAGACTTTCTAAAACGAGAAGCTGCAGACATTGTTAAAAATAATATACCTAACTATGATTATGTATCTGACTTTGTTAAAGGATTAAGAAAACTACCTATTGGTAACTTCGTTTCGTTTCCTGCAGAGATTGCAAGAACAGGAACAAACATTGTATCAAGAGCGTTAAGAGAAATAGGTGAAGAAGTAATTGTAGATGGTAAAGCATACAAACCTTTCCAAGCTATTGGTTACACAAGGCTATTTGGTTTTGGTGCTACAACAGCAGCTGTACCCATGGGTGCAGTCGCAGCGTTCCAAGCTATCTACGATGTAACCGATGAAGAAAGAGAAGCTATTAGAAAATATGTTGCGCAGTGGTCTAAGAACTCAACAATACTACCTATTAAAGACGAAGACGGTAACTTTAGTTATATAGATTTTAGTCACGCAAATGCATACGATACTTTAACAAGACCTATACAGTCTGTAATCAATGCTGTTGCTGAGGGTAGAACAGATAACGATGGTATGATGGATGACTTTGCAAGAGGTATGTTTACAGCCATGTCAGAATTTGGTCAGCCATTTATATCAGAATCTATTTGGACAGAAGCTGTGTTAGATATTATAGCTAGAGGTGGTAGAACCAGAGAAGGTTTCCAAGTATACAACCCAGAAGATACGCCAGGAGATAAAAATTATAAAATTATGCAGCATTTAGTAAAAGCACAAATGCCTTTTTCTTTAAATCAATTAAAAAGAATGGATAGATCTATAGAGGCTGTAGACGTAATTACAAAAGGTAAGTACGATGAATATGGTCAAGACTATGAATTTGGTGACGAGTTTGCAGGATTGTTTGGTTTTAGATCTGTAAAAATAAATCCTGAAAGAACTTTAAGATATAAAGTTGCAGACTTCCAAAGAGGATCTAGGGACTCTAGATCTTTGTTTACTAGACTTACACTTAAAGGTGGTCCTATTGATCCAAAAGAAGTCGTAGATGCATATATAAATGCAAACAGAGCTTTGTTTGAAAACCAAAAAGAATTTAAATCAGATATAGACGCGGCTAGAACTTTAAATATATCGGAATCAGGTTTTGTAGATGCAACAGATAGAATATCTAACGTAGCTTTGAGTGCTGCAGACAATAATGTTTTTAGACCCATGAATATATCTATTGAAGTACAAAATTCTTTTGCAGAAAATGCAGAAAAGATTGGAGAAATAAATCCTTTAGAAACGGCAGGTTCAGTAATAGGAGAAATACAAGCAGAGCTAGCGGAACTATCATTAGAAGAACCAGAGTTTCCATTTATAGAAAATCCTTTATTACCAACTGCGGCAGAAAATACTATTACAGGATCTAATACCATTCCTAATTTAGGTGAGGTTACTCAAGCTCAATTAAGTGGTTCCGTGCAAAACAATAGTCTTCAAGGTAAAACAAGTATACAGAAATTACTTGAACTTTTTGGTAGAGTTTAATACAATTTAATATGGCTAAAGATAACGCATTACAAAAAATAGAGTCTCATGAAAAGCTTTGCAGAATTATGCAAAAGCAAACGCATGATAAGATTCACAAAATCGAAACACAAATAAATAGATTAGAAAAAATTGTGTTAGTGTCTGCCGGTATGTTAATTATGGGCATGGCAAACATGATATTTATGTTAATCACAAAATGAAGCTTACCGCTAACATAACACTTGACGAGCTTTGCAAAAGCCAAGTAGCTGAGAGGAAGGGGATTAATAATAACCCTAACCCACAGCAAATAGAAAATATAAAAGCACTAGCAGTAAACGTGCTTCAACCAATTCGTTCTCATTTTGACAAACCATTAATTATATCTAGCGGTTTTAGATGCGCTGAGTTGTGTGTTGCAATCGGTAGCAGTGTTAACAGTCAGCACGTTGCAGACGACGGAGCAGCTGCAGCAGACTTTGAAATACCAGGTGTAGATAATTTAGATTTAGCTATTTGGATTAAAAACAACTTAGAAATAGACCAGGGAATTCTTGAGTTCTACAAAGAAGGCGAACCTACAAGCGGATGGATTCATTGTAGCTATTCATCAGAAAGTAACAGAAATCAATGGCTTAAAGCTAGAAGAGAAGAAGGAAAAGTTAAATACTTACCTTGGACTGGCTAATTTTTTTTTGCGCTAAGATATTTCAGTACTCCTAGATTTTCCTATTCTCTATCGTCGTGCCAACGTTCGTTAATTTTACAAGACATCCAATAGGCTACCGGAATACATAGTATAAAAGTAATTTCAGCTGCCCGTAATATACTTACGTCCCACAATTTATAAACAATATGGTGTATCATTATCGGTGCGAATGCGCCCACACATAAAAGTATAGCCATTCTAATATAGAAAGGATATTTCATATCCAATCTTTTAACTCTTCACCCATGATTTGGCTAGCGATATCTACTTTTTTACGTAAAGCCACTACTATTTTATCGTCTATAGTGTCTTCTGCTATTAGATCTATGTATGTCATAGGGCTTTCTTGGCCTATACGATCGATTCTAGCCTCAGACTGTTGTCTTTTCTCTAGATCATACCCGTTAGAATAATAAATCATTGTGCTAGCGGCTGTGAGCGTTATACCATAGCCTCCTGTAGCTGTTGTACCAACTAAAAATCTTACAGGACTCTCTTTATCTTGAAATTTTTCTATATTACCTTGTCTTTGGTCTTGTGGTGTCAAGCCGTAATATGTAACGACCGAATTATCCCCATGCTCTTTTTTTATACGTTCTACAATTGTTTCTACATCGTACTGGTAATGTGCCCAAATAACAACTTTACCGTGCACCTCATCTAACAAGTCAGATAAGTCATCTAATCTATTGTTTTTTATATCCTGTATTGTGCCGTCATCTGCCGTAAAGTGACCACAAGTGATTTGATGTAATCTCATAAGTTGTGTCATAACTGTAGCTGTAGTCATAAGTTTACCTTTAAACTGTGCTAAAGCTAATTGAGACATTTGTTTGTATGCATGCTCTTGTTCTTTTGTAAGTTTAACAGTTCTACGCATAAATGTTTTTTTAGGTAAATCTAAACATTCATCTTTTAATACTCTGTAAGAAAAAACTTTTAATATATCTGTAAGTTCTGATAAATTACGATAGCCAACAACAATTTGTACAGACCTTCCACCAAAATTAGCTGTCTTCATTACAGCATATCTAGTTCTAAAAGTATAATAAGAAGAGTGGCCTAGTAATTCTGGCGCTAGAAACTCACATTGTTTATATAAATCTAGTGGTGATTTTGTAATAGGTGAACCTGTTAATATTCTTCTGTATTTAGCGTGTGGACCTAATGTGCATATATTTTTAGTTCTTTTAGCTTCAGGATTTTTTATAGTTGTAGACTCATCAATAGCCATCATAGCATTATGACAAGACAAAAATTTATACGCAAATTCTATACCTTTTTTTGTACTAAATGCTTCTACATTCATAACTAAAACATGTAGATCTTGACCTGTTTCAAACAGTACATCTAATTTTTTTTGTTGTTTTGCATTGATATTAGCCTGCCACAATACTGACTTATATTCGACATGATCTGGCATATGATTGGGTAATTCGTTGTTAAACCATGTGCCTATTACACCCTTTGGTGCTATAATTAAGGCACCGTTAATTTTACCTTTGTCATAAAGCATAGCAATATTATCTACTAACACTTTAGATTTACCTGTACCCATCTCCATAAAATAGGCAAAGTATTCTTTATCCCAAGATCGGGCTAATGCATTCAGCTGATGCTGATAAGGCTTTGTTTTAAATTTATAGTTCATCTTTCTATTGACTTCTATAACACAAACACTATATTGATGTCAATGACAGAAAGCAAAAAATTAAATGAACCAATACCAACTGTATATGTTCTACAAGAATTACCAGGTACAAAAGCCGGTTCACCTAAGATAAATATTATGAGTGCCTCTAAACATGGAGATTTTAAATTTCTATTACCAGAGTTCTCACAAATAATTTTTTCTCCAGGTCCTCTAATATACAAGTTGCGAAGTTTGTTAAAAAACTATACTCCAAAAGATTATTTGTTGTTAACAGGTGATCCTGCGATTATAGGTGTTGCATGTTCTATTGTTTCTGACATTACAAATGGTAAATACAAACTGTTAAAGTGGGACAGACAAGACAGAGTGTATTACCCAATAGAAATAAATCTTAACGAGAAAGGAAAAATAGATGAGTAATATAAACTTTGAACAAGATGCAAGAGAAGATCTTGATTCAGTAAATGAGGGTAAGAAATTATCCGACCAAGTAAAGAAACTACAAGATTTAGAAGATGAAGTAGTTCTTAAAGAAGAAGAGTTAAAGGAATTAAAAAGAAAAGTAGATTTGTTATCAGGTGAGGTTATTCCTACGATGATGCAAGAAATGAATATATCTACTTTAAAATTAGCAGATGGATCTTCAGTAGAAGTGAAACCTGTCTATGGTGCTTCCATTCCTGTAGCAAAAAAGGAAGGAGCATATAACTGGCTTCGAGAAAACGGCCTAGGTGATCTTATTAAAAATGAGGTTACCGTTGCTTTTGGTCGTAACGAGGACAACAAGGCAATCGCTTATGCGAACCTTGCACAAGGTCAAGGATACCAACCTGTCCAGAAATTAAAGGTTGAACCTATGACACTTAAAGCATTAGTCAGAGAGCGTCTGGAGGCTGGACTCGAGATGCCATCTGACTTATTTAACATGTTCACAGGCAACAGAACAAAAATAACAAGGAGCAAATAAACATGAACCAAGTAGCAGAAAAAAAGACTGCAGGTCTTCCAGCCAATGTGTTTGAAGAAGATGCAGCGAAAGGTTTGGGTAATATAGGTCAACAAGATCTAGCCTTACCTTTCTTAAAAATCCTTGGACAGCTTTCACCAGAAGTTAACAAACGTGATGGTAAGTATGTCGAAGGTGCTGAACCAGGAATGATATACAATTCTGTGTCAGGCGACTTATACGATGGAGCGAAGGGCATAGATGTCATTCCTGCATTTTATAAGTTAGAGTACGTAGAATGGAAAGATAGAGGAGAAGGTGCAGGCGGACCAGTAGCTGTACATGACTCTTCTTCTGACATCATGTCTCAAACAAAAGCAGATGCAAACTACAAAGACAGATTACCAAATGGTAATTATGTTGAGAAGACTGCATCACACTTTGTAATTATCACAGGAGATAGTCCAACGACTGCGTTGATATCTATGAAATCTACTCAATTAAAAATTAGTAGAAAATGGAATTCAATGATGTCGGGTATTAAACTAAAAGGTAAGAACGGGTTATTTACACCGGCATCTTTTAGCCATATTTACAGACTAAAAACCACACAGATGTCTAACGACAAAGGTACATGGTTTGGTTGGGATGTAAGTAAGGCAGGACCTATAACGGACACAGGTCTTTACCAACAAGCAAAGACGTTTAGCGAAAGCATTTCTAAAGGAAGTGTAAAAGCTAAACATGGTGAAGAGAAACCGAAAGGGTCTAAATCTCACTTCTAAGTTCCTTAATTGGAATCATGCATGAGTAGGCCGCCTGGGAGACTGCGCGGCCTACACACAGATAATTATGAATGGATATGTAAAAATATTTAACGGCTATAGGCATGCGTATGGTATCGCAGATTGGAGTAACGCTACCGTAGACCCAGAAAGCGGAAAGAAAAAACCAGACTACAGATGGACTTACGAAGAGTTTACTGATCAAATTTATCAAGACCACTTAACAGGTGAGAAGTCTGTTGGTGCACAGCCTACAAATGAAAACGGTGATGCTAAGTTTGGTGTTATCGATATTGACCCTAAAGACTACGAAGAATTTAACAAACAGTTTTATCTAGAAACAATACAAAAATACAATCTACCCCTTATACCTATAGAATCTAAAAGCGGTGGCTTACATTTATATTTATTTATGGCAGAGTTTGTGCCATCAACATTGGTAGTATCGTTTTTAAGTAATCTATTACCTTTATTTAATTTAAAACCTGACTGTGAGATATTTCCTAAGCAGACACAACTGACAAAGGATCCGGAAACAGGGATATTGAAACCAGGACAATTTATAAACCTGCCATACTTTGAAAGCAAAAAGCGTAGAGCCATTAATATGGATGGTACATTTTTTACATTAGAACAGTTTATACAAGTTGCAGAAGCTAATCTAACTACAGCAGAGGATTTAAAAAGAATTACAGATGAGATGGAATCTAAATCTATGGAGGGTGTTGACGAAGAGTTTACAGAAGGTCCACCTTGTTTAGCTTTACTATCTAAAGTTACAAATAAGACTGGCTTTGATGGCAAAGATAGATTTATGTATAACTATCATGTTTTTGTAAAGATGAAGTATCCTGACAGCTGGCAACAGAAAGTAAAGAACGCACCTGTAAAATATTTTGAGACAGTGCATGCAAATGCATGGGATCAACAAACACTAAACGCAAAACTTAGATCCTGGAACAAATCAGAAAAAGGTTATACATGTACACAAAGTCCTATTAGTGAGTATTGTAAGAAAGGTATATGCGTAAAGAAAAAGTTTGGTGTACTAGCAGGATCAAAAGGTGCTTATCCTGTGCTAACTAATTTAAGAAAAATAGATATAGATCCAGACCCAGAATACGAATTTGATGTAACTAGACCTGACGGTATTGGTAAAGCAACGGTGCATTGTAAGACTGTAGAACATGTTACAGATCAGCGAAAGAGACGGAATGCTATCACAAAACATGCAGGATTTCCACCACCAATTATTAAGGGTCCAGAAGATCAAACTATATTAGAAGTCTTATTTAAAACACAAAAAACAATTAATCCTCCAATAGGTACATCACCTAAAGAAAAGCTACATGACTTATTACATGCAAAAATTAACGGACCTAAAGCTATGAATGATGCAAGCTTTAAATCAGGCACAGTTCTAATAGAAGAAGGCTATGCTTATTTTAAATTTGATAAGTTTTATGACAGACTAAAAGCAAAAAACTGGAAACACGGAGAAGACAAGACAGGTGTTATGATGAGAAAGACATACAAAGAATGTGACATAGATTTTTTAGATCAAAAAAGATTTCCTGCAAAAGAAAAAGGTAAATACAATACACCTACAAAGAATGTAGTAATGATAAACGTAGATCAGTTTGAAGAAGTACCTATACACCATACAAAATTAAAACATGAAACGGAGATAATGTGATTAGAAAAATACTCGGGCCTCCTGGAACAGGGAAAACAACTAAGCTGTTAAAGTATGTAAAAACATTTTACAAACTAGGTACACCATTACACAAGATAGGTTACTTTGCATTTACAACTAAAGCTGCAGACGAAGCTAAGAATAGAATGTTAGATTACCACACAGCATTAGAAGCAAAAGATATTCCATACTTTAAAACTTTACATGCATTATGTTTTGCAGAGTTAGGACTAAAGAAAAGTAATGTGATGCAAGAAGAACACTACGAAGATATAGGTAGTGAGGTAGGTATAGAAGTTACTGTGTTTTCTAACGGAGAAGAGAAGACAGGCTTTGTAGATTCTGATAGCGAATACTTTAATCTTATAAACGCAGCAAGAATTAAAGAGATAGATGTTATTGATGAATACAACACAGATTTATATTCTGATCACATCGACAAAAGATTACTAAAAATTTTAAAAGACGAAGTAGATAATTATAAAAAGTCTTACAAGTTAGTAGACTTTACAGACATGATAGAAAGATTTAACGAGTCTAGTTTGTGTCCAAAGTTTGACGTAGTTATTATTGACGAAGCACAAGATCTATCACCCATACAGTGGAAAATGTTTGACATATTAAAGTCACAATCTAAACACATTATTTTAGCAGGCGATGATGACCAAGCTATTTACGGTTGGGCCGGAGCAGATGTTCACAGATTTCAGAAAGAAAAGGCAAAAGACATAGTTTTGCCACAATCTTACAGAGTGCCAAAAGCCGTGCAAACACTAGCTAATTGCATACTAGAACGTATACCAGAAGACAGAAAGTTGGTTAAAATGTGGCAGCCACGTGATGAAGAAGGATCTGTACAAAGAGTTACGTCAATAGAAGATGTGCCCCTGGAACAGGGAACATGGTTAATTTTAGGCAGAACACATTCTAAACTTAGATCACTACAACAACAGTTACATGACAGAGGTATTTATTACGAATACAAAAATAGAAAAAGTTATAACGAAAGGTTGTTTAGAAACATTCTAAACTATGAAAGATGGCGTGAAGGTACGCTGTTATCAATTACAGAATGCAGAGATCTATTTGAATTTTTAAATAAACCTTTTTATGACACAGATGAAAGACTTTATGATTTAAAAGAATTTGGCTACAGTATTACACAAAGATGGTACGAAGTGTTTGAGACACACCCGGAAGACAGTTTATACATACGATTAATGAGACAGAACGGAGAAGAATTATCTAAAGCATCAAGAGTAAAATTATCTACAATACACGCAGCAAAGGGCGGAGAAGCAGAAAATGTTTTACTTATTTTAGATAACACCAAAAAAATAAGAGATGTGGTGGAGAAGGACCAAGACAAGAGAGAAGAAGAACACAGAGTTTGGTATGTGGGCGTAACGAGAACCAAACAAAACTTATATATCATGGAAGCAAAACAGGAGAGAAACGGATATGACATCTAAAGCATACAAAAAGCAGGTCGGCGGGAATCACTATCAATCGATGGTCATGCAGCCGAGTGAGTTTATAAACAAGAATAAGTTGCCCTTCGCGGAAGGATCGGCTATAAAGTACATATGCAGGCACTCTGCCAAGGGAAAGGAACAAGATATACACAAAGCAATTCATTATCTAGAAATGATATTGGACAGAGACTATCAAGACACTCAGCCCAAAGAAGAATCATGGACAGATGGTTACAAAAAATGGAGAAAACAAAATGAAAATTCCTAAGTTTGAGGCACAGACAGAGTGGAACATACCTACAGAGTTTCCAGATCTTAGACAGGTTGATGAGATTGCAATAGATTTAGAAACAAGAGATCCAGATCTTATGAAGAAAGGATCTGGTTCTGTTATAGGTAATGGTGAAGTTATAGGTGTGGCCGTAGCTACATCACATTACAAAGGATACTTTCCTATTGCACACCAAGGTGGTGGTAACATGGATAAGAAAAGAGTTTTGTCTTGGTTAAAAGATGTACTTGAAGCTGACAGTACAAAAATATTTCACAACGCCATGTACGATGTTTGCTGGCTACGTGCTATGGGTTTTAAAATTAATGGTGACATTGTAGATACAATGATAGCCGCAGCAATTACAGATGAGAATAGATTTAGATACGATCTTAATAGTTTATCATGGAAGTATTTAGGCTTTGGTAAGAACGAAGCTGCGTTAGCAGAAGCTGCAGCAGAATGGGGTATCGATCCTAAGTCAGAAATGTATAAACTTCCGTCATTACACGTAGGTTCTTATGCAGAACGAGATGCTGAAGCTACGTTTGGTTTATGGCAAGAGATGAAGAAAGAGATTATACACCAGGACTTAGAAGATATATTTGATTTAGAAACAGAATTATTTCCGTGTCTAGTTGACATGAGATTTAAAGGTGTCAGAGTAGATGTAGAAGGTGCACACAAAATTAAAAAAGAACTTATAGAACAAGAACATAAATTACTTTACGAAATTAAAAGAGAAACAAACATAGACACACAGATCTGGGCAGCTAGATCTATATCAGAAGTGTTTGATGTATTACGATTAGAGTATCCAAGAACAGATAAAACACAAGCACCTAGCTTTACAAAAAACTTTTTACAAGAACATAAACATCCTGTTGTTAATATGATTGCAAAGGCAAGAGAAGTTAACAAGGCACATACAACATTTATAGATTCTATCTTACGTTATCAGCACAAAGGCAGAATACATGCAGAGATTAATCAATTAAGAAATGCAGGTGGTGGTACAGTTACAGGTAGATTTAGTTATCAGAACCCTAACCTGCAGCAGATACCTGCAAGGAACAAGGATCTAGGACCTAAGATAAGAAGTTTATTTATTCCAGAGGACGGTTGTAAGTGGGGATGCTTTGACTACTCACAACAAGAACCCAGACTCGTTGTGCACTACGCAGCTTTGTATAAGTTGCCGTCAGTTTACGATGTTGTTGATGCATACGAAACAGATCCTAACTCAGACTTTCACCAGACTGTAGCTGATATGGCTGACATACCTAGATCACAGGCCAAGACGATCAATTTGGGTCTTTTTTATGGCATGGGTAAAAACAAATTACAAGCGGAGCTGGGTGTAACTAAAGACAAAGCTGCAGAACTTTTTAATACGTATCATGCTAAAGTACCTTTTGTTAAACAGCTTATGGAGAAAGCATCTAACCGAGCACAGGACAGAGGACAGATAAGAACTTTACTAGGCAGACTGTGCAGGTTTCATCTATGGGAACCCAATCAATTTGGTATGCATAAGGCCATGACTCACGAAGATGCACTCAGGGAACATGGACCGGGGATCAAGAGAGCATACACATACAAGGCTTTAAATAAACTAATACAAGGATCAGCGGCTGACATGACAAAAAAGTCAATGTTAGAACTTTACAAAGAAGGTATAATACCGCATATACAAATACATGATGAACTTGATTTATCTATTGAGACTGATGCTCAGGCTAAAAAGATAATTGAGATTATGGAACACGCCGTAACTTTGGAGGTCCCAAACAAAGTTGACTACGAATTTGGCAAAAATTGGGGTAGTATAAATGATTAATTATGTCTTACTTAAATGCAAACATACCGGTAACCTATGCACAAATTAAGAGAGAATATTTATTTGATCTTAAAAAACATCATGGTGAAGTTGAA